ATGCAAATAAATTTCCCAAGTCCAGCACAAGCGGCTATTACATTAGCTGGTCAAGCAATAGTAGCTGGAGCGTTTTCCTACGGAAAATTTACGCCACTTCTTGTAACAAAAGAAGACATAGAACTTAAAGGTTCTAACTATATAGGAGTGTCTACATTAACAAGTTTGGCATTTAATTATAAAGGAAAGAAAATTGATTTTCCAGAATGTATCATTACCGTAAATCAAGAAAAAAACATAGTAACCACTCCAATGGAGGGTAGAGACGGAACTGTAAAAGAATACATAAGCGATGGCGACTACACTATTTCGGTAGATGCGGCAGTTTGCAGTTACATCATTAATAAAAACGATGCAACCAATTATCAAACAAGTCAAGCCTATCCAATTTCGGAACTAGAGGATGTAATAGCAATGTTTAAAATTAAAGATGCACTCGAAGTCCAAAGCGATTTTATGATGCTATTTGGTATTAAAAACATCGTCATCAAAAGTTACGGAATGGTGCAAGAAACCCACAGCAATCGTCAGGCGTTCACTTTGCAAATGTTAAGCGATACGCCTTACGAAATAAAAATAAATCAAGATGTTGCGATTAACAAGTGAGATAATTATTGAGGGTTCGCAAACGTGGAAGTTTAACGCACTAAACAATTGCACTATTGTTGAGGATATGGCAACATTAACTGATACCTGCGAACTGATACTACCCAAAAGAGTGGATTGGCAAGGGGCGAAACATTTTGAATTACCCATAAAACGTGGGGACAAAATAACGGTTAAACTGGGTTACGACGGCAATTTAAAAACCCGATTTGTCGGATACATTAGAACGGTAGATGCAAAGAAGCCAGTAAAAATAATGTGTGAAGACGGAATGTTTTTACTTAAAACAGTCGAAACAAAAAAGAAAGGTTACAAAAAAGTTGCATTAAAACAACTAATCACTGACTTACTTGCTGGAACTGGAATTGATTTTTTATTAGTTGACGGCGATATTTCTTTAGGCTCGTACCGAATGTTAAAAGACACCGTTGCCGAGGAATTAAACGAAATGAAAAGTAAGTACGGATTACGGGCTTATTTCAGAACAATAAACGGACAATCAAAACTTTATGTAGGGCTTGGTTATCCTTTTGACAACAGAAAAAAAGAAAGTTTTATATATGGTCAAAACTTAATTAGCGAAGACTTCGTCTATCGAATTGCCGAGGACGTAAAAATTAAAGTCAAAGCCATTTCTATTGACGATAAAAACAAAAGAACTGAAATTGAAACGGGTGACAAAGATGGCGAACTTTACACTGTTTACCACGATAATATAGGAGTTTATGAGTTACGAAAGTTTGCCGAAAGTGAATTGAAGCGATTTAAAACGACTGGTTTTAAAGGCTGTTTTGAAACATTTGGAGAGCCATTTGTTAATAAATGCGACATCGCTCACATAGAAGCTTCAGACAATAATAAGGGAGATTTTCTAATAAAAAAAGTAGAAATAAACTTCGGAATAAACGGGTATAGACAAAAAATTGAAATAGGACAACCACTTACATAATGGAAAACGAACCAAACATAGCAGGCGCAATTAAAAAAATTTCAAAGTCAAGCGATGAAGTGTATGCCAAAATTTGTAAAGTTCTCGAAGTGAACACCGAAGATAAAACGATTGATGTAAAACCAATTGACGATACTGCAGAAATATTTAATGTACGCCTGCAGGCGGAAAGCGAAAATGGAGGACTGGTCCTAATTCCCAAAGTGGGCAGTATGGTTTTGGTTGTTTTTTTAAACAAAAACAATGCGGCCGTTGTCAATACAAGTGAGATTGAAAAATTTTCGTTAGTGATTTCGACTTGCAAATTTGAAGTTCACAATACAGGCTTTTTATTGCAAAAGGAAAACGAAACTTTAAAAAAAATAATGATTGATTTGGTGGGTGCAGTAAAACAAATGAGTTTCACACTAACCACTCCAGATACAATTAATGGAGCAACGACTTTGCTAAATAATATAAGTCAATTTACAAGTATTGAAACACGGATTAATCAGTTTTTAAAATAGGTTTAAAACATGAGAGATATACTGCTAGACGAAAACAATGACCTAAAAATTGTAAATGGCGATCTTTTAATTGGAGAGAGTACAAATCAAAACGTAGAACTTCTTTTTACAACTTCTCCAGGAGAGTGGAAAGAACATATTGAAACGGGTATTGCCATACAAAGGTCGAACAACGGAAATTTAGATCGCTTTTTAGATCGAACCATTCGTGTACAAATGGAGGCAGACGGATACCATATTGAAAAATTAGTTATTAATGAATTAGGCGTATCAATAGACGGACAATATGAATGATTATAAAGTATATGAAAATCAAACTTTGTATGATGTATGCGCTCACGTATATGGTCATATTGATGCCATAATGGAAATATCAATGATAAACGGAATATCTCCAACGGATGTATTAGTTACTGGGCAAACCATAAAGTTGATTGATATTAAACCAAATACATTAGTAAAAAAAGCATTAGAAAATAGAAATATTATTCCTGCTTGTGAATTAACCAATTTACAAAAACAGCAACTAGAAACAACAGGAATTGGCATAATGATTATAGAAAACACTTTTAAAGTAGCATAATGGCAAGAAGTATAACAGAAATAAAAGCACAAATACTAAGCAACATTGCGGGCAATGATGACTTACAAGATTTAAAATCTACTAGTCGCGTTTCCATATTTGGTGCATTTGCTTATATAGTGGCCGTGGCTCATTTTACAGTAGAAAAGTTATTCGACATCCACTCCTCACAAGTTGACAAAGCTATTTATGAAAATAAACCAGGTACTGCACGTTGGTACAGAAATATGAGTTTGGCGTTTCAATTTGGTTTTAATCTTTTGACTGATGATGACCAGTTTAATAACATAGGTTTTACAACCGAACAAATAGAAGCTTCGAAAATTGTAAAATATTGCTCGGTCAAAGAATCGTTAGAATCTAGTCGATTAATCATAAAAATAGCGGGCGAAAGTGGCGATAATCTAATTCCATTAACGGCTGCACAAATTACAAGTTTCAAATACTATATGAGAGAAATTGCTTATGCAGGTGTAAAACTTGAAATAGTAAATAATCCAGCCGATAAATTACAACTCATGATGCGAGTTTACAGAAATCCTTTAGTGATTAACGAAAACGGGAATAATATAATTACTGGAGGCAAAACGGTTGAAGATGCCATCAAAAAGTATATAAAAAATTTACCCTTTGATGGCGAGTTAGTTATTAATGATTTGATTGATTATTTACGAAATGTTCATGGCGTGATCAACGTACATATCATTTCTGCACAGTCAAGCTACAAAGATTTAGTTACAAATTTATATAAGCCATTTGTAAGCATAGATGTAAAAACGATTCCAGTTGCAGGATATTTTGAAGTAGAAAATTTTAACAATATAACTTATGTTGTTTGATATAAATTTTAAAAAAATGGGAATAGGCTTTTTGCCTATTAATTTACGACAACCCAAAAACATTGCCTATGTCCTTGCCCTATTAGAACCAGTTGAGTGGCTTTATTATAAGTGGTTACAAAAACGAGATTTCGATTGGTACAGACTAAAGCATACGGGTCAAGTTTGCAAATTACGAAAGGTGCTCAACGACAATTTAGACAAAAGTTTGAGACGGATTTATATAGCCCAAGGCACAGCATTTCCACGAAAATATATTTACACAAAAGCAGAAAATAAACCTAAATATTTAGGCACGTATTTTATAAAAAGTCAAGACGAATATGAGAACACAGGAGTCGATTTTATTGTTTTTGTGCCCACAGAAATTAAAACCGCATCGATAGACCAACTTAAGTATTTATTAAATTATTACAAACTCGCAGGCAAGCGATATAAGATTGAAGCAATATGAATTATCAAAATTTTAATCAAAGTGGTGGTTTCCCTTTCCAAACGGAAACACTCCACGAAATGCAAAAAGCCTATACACTTTTTAATAAGTTCTGCGATTTAGCAGGAAACTATGCTATTATTTCGGGGTGCTTGGTTACAGGCGGTGCGGTTTCTAATGGTGCTGTTTTTATAAATGGCGAACTATTAGAATTTAAAGGCGGACAACTTGGAGCCGATGTTATCATCGTTGAAGAAATTACGGCTCAAGAGTTTGAAGACGGGAACGATAAAGATGTATTATTCGTGCGATACGCCACTTTCGGAATTGGGGCAACTTCATTTCCTTGGACAAATTTTAAACGTCCAAAAACCACTATTGAACTCACAGAAAAAACACAGGCAATACAAACTAAACTAGATGATATAGAAGATGGTGCAGAAGTAAATGTACAAGCTGACTGGAATGAGACCGATGATACAAAAAAAAGCTACATAAAGCATAAACCCACAATTACTGATCCGTTTTTATTGAAAGGCACTTATCCTATAGGAGACCCTATGGGTGGCGACGATTCAAAAACAGTCACTTTTTCAAGTGTAGGAACTTCAAACTATATGGTGTTGGGTTCATTAGTTTCAAAGGGCACGCTCATATTTGATAATGATATTCATTATCTTATAAGAGATAAAACACCGACTAGTTTTAAAATCATTTTAGCAGATACAGGCTACCCTTCTCAGGTTCAAGATTTAGATTTTGATTATGCACTACTAAAATTATAATATATGGCAAAAGTAAGTATAACAACGATTTACAAATGGTTTACAACTGGTTCAAAACCAACCCAAGCGCAATTTTGGGACACGTGGGATTCATTTTGGCACAAAGATGACAAAATACCTATTGCACAAGTAGAAGGAGTGCAGTCTATTTATGATGCAATAAACAACCATATAAAAGATACCAATGCGCACGCTGGGCTTTTGGCATACTCTAGGATTTACCCTTTTGGAACCTTCCAGATATTTAAAGCAGCGGGCAATACTAACGGCGAAACTCTAGAAATAAGAGATTTTGGGAATGGTTTTATAAATGAAGCAACTTTTATGCCATTTGGTATATTTCTAGGTGGTAACCCAAAAGAGCTTGCGAGCTGGGATACAAGCCCCATGTATTACCCAACCCCCGAAGTTATTCCTACCCTTCCCATACCAGGAGAAGCGTCTAGATAATTAATTTTTTAACCCTTAAATATTTTATACAATGAAAAGAATTCTTTTAATTTTCGCACTAACAATATCGTTAGTTGCAAGCTCGCAAACTCAAAACTTCACAGGCGTGAAAACTTTTATTAGCCCTCCGAAGTTCAAAAATCTTATTCAAAACGATTTGAATACAAAAATATTAACCCTTAGCGCATCAGATGTTTTGCAATGGAAAAATGCTAGTAGTTTAGGTAGTACACCTAATATAGAATCGGTTCTTACTGCTGGAAATGTAACCACTAAAAGCATTGTTTTTGATAATGCAGGAAGCAACACTAGGATAGGTGGAGGTTTCATAAGTATTGCAAATGCAAATGCTGACCCCGTTTGTTATTTAGATAATTCAAGCATCTGGTTTCGAAATGGACGTCAAAGTAATATATTAAGAGCCAGAGATGTTGAATGTCCAGAATCTGATGTTTATTTGCCAAATAAGCCAGGTAATCTAGGTGTGTCTGTAAACAACATACCTTTCGATGCATCGGGAAATGTAAATCTGATTACTACAACAGCGCCATTAGACCCAAGAGATACAGGAAGGGTTGGAGAAATTAGAGTAACACGACAGTATTTATATGTGTGTATAGCAACTAATGGTTGGGTCAGAGTAGCCGTTACTCCGTTTGATGAAATGTAGGATTAAAAATATAAACATGAAAAATTTATTTTCTAAAAACTGGGCATTTATTGGCTGGTTGCTTGCGGTGCTTTTAGACAAAAGTACAGGATTTGTAGCACATTTTGTTTCCGATGCTTTTTGGCAAAACTTCATTTACATGATGGGAACTGGAATATTAGGTTATTTCTGGACCTCGAAATATAATGTCGCAATTGCAAAAAAGAGATTGCGAAAGTAGCCACTTCAAAGGAGGATTGAAGTAAAAAAAGTCCTCCAACATTAAAAATACTTCTCAAGGTAATTAATAATAGCACAAGCCAAGCGTTGGAGGACAATAAGTCTTCTAGTGCTTGGCTTTCGTGTGTTTTTATAATTCCTTGAGAGGTGCAAATATACAATCATTAAATCATCAATCAAAAAAAGGAATGGAATTAAAAAAGAAAGTTTTCACAACGGCACCCTTGCCGTTTATGGGACAAAAGCGAAAGTTTCTCAAGCAATTTAAACCTGCTTTAAACAAGTATTCAGAGTCAGCAACTTATGTAGATTTGTTCGGCGGCAGCGGTTTGTTATCGCACACCGTCAAATCGATTTATCCTGGTGCAAAAGTAGTGTATAATGATTTTGATAATTATAGAATTAGACTCGAAAACATCGGTAAGACTAATCAACTTATTGCCGATTTGAGAGTTATTCTAAACGATAGCCCAAAGGATAAAATCATTTTAGGAGAATTTAGATCTAAAGTTTTGGAACGTGTTTTGTTGGAAGAAAATAGCGGTTATGTCGATTATATTACGCTATCGAGTTCCATCTTGTTTAGTATGAAATATGCTTTATCGTTTGAAGCATTGCAAAAAGAAACGTTGTATAATAATATTCGACAATCTGAATATACTGCAGACGGTTATCTTGACGGTTTGGAAGTCGTAAGCCTTTGTTATAAAGAATTGTTTGCAAAGTACAAGGACTTACCTAACGTGGTTTTTCTTGTAGATCCTCCGTATTTATCGACTGAATCGGGAACATATAAAAGTTTTTGGAAGCTTCGAGATTATTTAGATGTGCTCCAGGTTCTCGACGGCACGAAATATTTTTATTTCACATCCAAAAAATCGTCTATCATCGAGTTGTGCGAGTGGATAGAAACGAAAATGCCCATGAGCAACCCATTTACAGGCGCATCGCTCGAAACAATGAACGCCACGGTTACTTATCAGTCTAGCTATACTGACATAATGCTTTACAAATATGAATAAGTATCATCAAATACTAGCCAAAATCCTTGACAAAGGCAAAGTACAAAACAATAAAAAAGGTGCGATTACTTATTTGTTGAATCAGTCGCTAGAACTAAAACCAATCGACTTGCTAGAGTTATTTGAAAGCCATGCTGTGGCAAAAAAGAAACTAAAAGATGAATTAGTGTTGTTTATGGCTGGCGAACGCTCTACAGAAGCGTATCGCAATATTGGTGTGAGTTGGTGGGACTATTGTGGACCAATACTCGTAAATAGTTATCCGACATACTTTGAGCAGTTGCCTAAACTGATTGAAAAAATCAATAAAGAGAAGCGCGCATCAAAGAATTATGTATTGTTTCTCGGTTCTAACAACACGGAGAGCAATCAACAGCCGTGTTTGAGTTTGATACAGTTTCAGATAGATAACGGTAAGTTGGTTGTGAGCGCATATCAAAGGAGTTCGGACGCTAGTTTAGGCTTACCATCGGATATATACCATTTGTATCTAATAAGCAAACAAATCGACTTAACACTGAAGTCTATCACGTTGTATTTGGGTAATGTACACATCTATGACAACAACATAGAAAACACTAAACAGTTATTGGCTGGCGAAGTGGTTAAATTTAGTTTAAATATTGGTTAA